AAGCTGTAACGCTCACGCGCTTTGAAGCGCATGTTACCCGTGTCGAAGTCACCTTCCATGTTAGTGGAAAGTGGGGTCCGCTCAAAGTGGATCATACCACGAGGAGCATCAGTCAAGACGAAGAACGCATCTGGATCCGTCAGGAAGTCGTTGACGGCGTAACCGTCAGGCAACATGCCCATGGAGCGGATTGCGTTAGTGTCGTTGTCGGCTGTGCCAACACGCAGGTTTGAAACCATCAAGCGTTCTGCAACGAATTGCAGCTGACGCGGGATGACCAGTTTGGTGCCGCGAAGTGCGACTTTCAAACCACGCTCGTCAACAAAACCTGCGATGTTGATCAAAGCATCTTCAAGAGATGTTTCGTTCAAATCTGCAGCCACTGCTGGCGTGTTTGCAAACGTACCGCCGTTAGTGAGCGGATGGTTTGTTGCACAAAGAGCAACGCCGTCACCACCAGCCGTAGCACCGCCCGTAAAGGCGTTGTTAAGAACTGAAGAGGCTTTGACCTGCTTTGTGTGTGCCATTGAACGAGCCAACGCACGAGTGTAACGCGAACCAAGACGATCATAGAGATTGTCTTCGATAGCTTCCTCAGTGATTGAGAATGCCAGCGCCACTGTTTCGTGGTTGTAACGAGCAGTGTATGCTTCGTTAGCGTCGTCAAAGTTGATTGCAGAACCTTCCGATTTAGTCGGTGCTGCGCCGAAACCACTCAACATAACTTCTTCTTCGAATGCTCGATCAGAAGATTCTGTTGTGAAGATCTCTGCGTGTTGGTTTTCGTACCGAGAGTACTCCATACCAAACAAGGCGTTGAGACCTGGTTCAAGCTCTTTCGCTAATTGTGCGCGAGAAATAGCCATTTGTTAGACCTCCTTAAACGCCAGTGGTCGATGGAGTACCAGCAACAATCGCGCCGTTGGCGGAATTAAAGCTGTTATTCAATCGAACGATTACAGGGATACCAGCAGCAGCGAAGTCTGCGTTGTCAGGGTCGTTCTGAACGCCCATAATACGCAGCTGCAATGCAGCGGTAGTGGCAATAGTGCTGACACCCAACTTAGCGGAAGAAATACCTGTGGTTGAAGAACCAGAAGTAGCTGTCGCAAAGTTTGCGTTTGCAAACACATGTCCACGCGCAGTTGCTTCGTCAGTAAGCGAAGCATCTGAGCAGATCACATAAGTCTGCATTGGGTTGTCATACACGAAGGCTGTGACGGGATGATTAGTATCCGCGCCTGACCCAGGCCATGAGTTGGAGTAAATTTTTTCACCAGTTGTTGACGAAACGTATTCGCAACCCCAGAAAACACCAAGTAAACCTACTGTGCCGCCTGCTGCCGCGCCAACAATGTCAATAAAGCCAGTTGAAAGCGGGATAACAGGAGAGCCTTGATAGATCGCGTTAGTGTTGCCTGCGGCAATACGATACTCAGTCACACCAGTGGTGTTCGCAGCCTGTCCGACTACGCCAATCGGACGTAATCCGAAGGCACCATTACTGTTTGCCATTTGAGCAATCCTCTAAATTAATTGGAGTCGCGTTCACGACCACCAAAAGTTACACGACTTCGCCGATCATTGTGGATCGGCATTGAAGGATGTTGTTCCTTCATAAGGTCCTGGTCTACAGCTGTCATCTGTTCGCGGGTCCGGCCCCCGTAGTACTCGTTTCTTTCGTAAGCTGTCTGTTCAGGCATACGGCACAACATCAGACCACCTTGACCAATCACACCTTCATATCGACCAGCGTCGATAGTTGGGGCTTCATAGTCAGGATACTCATCTTTACGGACGGGTTCCCATCCTTCACGGAGCTTGGAGTTGACATTCATTTTGTCTTCCTCGCCTCGCATAGAGACTCGTATCCATCGATGCACAAATCCCTCTGGGGCATCTGGTGCGGATAGGTGACTGGGCGGTGCCCAAGGTTTTCTGCGCGTTTCTGTTTCGCGTGTTGCGCTCTTGCGCGGTGTTCTAGTATCAGCCATTATCTCAATCCTTTACATACTTTGCGTATTCTTCAAGAGGTACGCCTAGCTTCTTTGCAATCGCAACTGCGGAATGCGATAGCTTGACTGACCTGCGCCCTGATTTCGTGCTGCGGGATGCGGAGTTACCAGCAGAAGCGACCTGACTTCCTCCACCCGATTTGTTCGCCGACTGAAACTTGTGAGGAAACTCCCCACGCATACGGCGATTAACTTCACTATAGTACTCATCGCTGTTCGGGTCAAACCCCTGTTCTTCGACAAGCTCTTGGTGAATAGTGTACGCGGCTGTGGTCATGATTTTGTCCTGACCAAACCACTTGTTTTTGTCCTTCCACGCAACGGCTTTCTCGTCCGGCACAGGGGCCGCTCGTTGTTGTTGCGCGGGTGCGGCTTGCTGCTGCGGCTTCTGGACAGGCATCTTGGCCTGCTGCTCCGCTCGAGCTTTCGCCGTGTTGTACTGCTGTTGCTGAACAGCAATGTTAGACAAAGCCTGCTGCGCTTCCAGCATCTTGTCTGTGTCTCCAGCCTCGTAAGCCTCTTTATAAACGCGCTTCGCACCTTCAGTCTGGGACTGAAGACGGCTTCCATACTCTGAAAGATACCCAGTATCTAACGCTTTGACACGAGTCTTCAGCTTGTTGTTCTCTTCAATAAGCTGCTGAGACAAACGAACCGCTTCAGATTTATCACGCTCTTCCTGACGATATCGCTCGGTCAGCTTCTTGATGCGTGTCTGCACACCCTTGCTGTACGAGTCTAGCTCGTCCTCATTCGAGGCCTTCTTAACTTTATCTTCAGTCTGACTCTCAGGGTCCTCGTAAGTAACCTCTGCATCATTCTCAACTTCAGTGTTTTCCGTTTCTTCGGTCATAACATACCCCTAAACATGTTTGATATCATCTGGCTCTAAGAGCGTGGCAATTACTTCGTCATCGTTGATGATACGAACTTCCCCGCCGTCGATCTTAAACCTGGATCCGGAATAGCGACCAATGCAAACCCACTGACCCTCCTTGCACCAAGGTTCAATATCCGACCCAAACTTACCAGGGTCTTTATACGCCAAGGGTCCGAGCTTCATCACATAAGCCACAACCGTAGCTACGGACTCACGTTCTCGGATCTCATCAGGGATATACAAACCACTCGCCGTTTTAGCTTTACCTTGATACGGCATAACTAAAACCCGCCAACCTGTCGGCTGCGGGAGACGGTCAATTAGGGGCTTGTCTAAAAGGGAGGGGTCTAGAACCCGCTCATTAGCGTCAACATATGCGCTCTTCAAAGTCTCAGGGTCAGCTTTCGCCTCGGCCTTTTCTTTGTTCATTTTCTGCGCAACGTGATCAGGAAGATATAAGGTCTTCGACATCGTCTACGTTTCTCTCCAGCAGGGACTTGATTTCTTCTCGAGCAAGAGAGAGTCCCCGTATCTCCCCTACAGACATTTTGTACTGTTCCCAGTCTTTAACAGCACCGCTTGCAAGAGCAGCAGAGATATCTTTCTCCCGCTCTTCAAGTTTCTTATAGATGTACTTTGCCCAATCGACAACATCCATTATAGGTTGTCCTTGTATTCCTCTTGTAGGTTAGATGTAATCGGTCCACCTTCTACCCACTCATTACATGTGTTCTCACTATTACACACAAATTTGAGGAGTTGGCAATAGCCTGTGCTTCCAGACTCGTCTCCAATACATTCTTGCATAGACTCAGACTGGTTATACATGCCGCAAGATCCACAGCTTTCGTCGTTGCGAAACGCCACCGAAGTGTTGGGCTCTCTATACCCATGCTCATACTCCGCCATGTCCATGTTCTCCATGTTCATGTCTGGGTCCTGAGTTGGAAGAGGACAGGAGTTGCCCTCTTCAGTTTCTTCCATTGTATCGACAGGCATACCATCCGGAAGAATGCTGATCATAATTGTAGGCATGTTGATTACTCCATGATCTCAAAGTGAGGCGCATCGATAAATGGACGACGGCCCTGTGAACGACGTAAGTCTACATACTCGTTCATAGCTTCTTCTGCAGTGCCTTCATAGGCCCCAAAATCGTCAATATGCCAAGCCGCGCCCCAGCGAAGTTTAACACCGCAATCCTTGGCGGCGGATTTCATGGCGTCTGCGATCTCATCATAGAGATTCAACTCCCATCGGCCCCCGTCAATATATGCCATTAAATCAACGGCATAGCCTCCTAGATGCTTGCTCTTCATAGTCTGCGAAGCACCTTTCGCGACCAACGCTTCCTGCTCCTTGCGGGTTCTTAGTCCGCAAATTACACTGAAGTCCTGTTCGCTAATTCCGATAGCCATGCGAACAACGGCTTGCAGAGAAGCATCAACTCCCTCAAGCCGCTCGTTGCTGCGGTTTCCCAGTTTGTATGTCATTTCATATCGCCTTTCATGTTCAGTAGCCCGTTATGGTCACGATCAATATATTTCAGATCATTTTCGACCAAAGCTATTCGCTGTTTGAGCTTGTTAATCTCATTGATGGTCATCGCCATGCTCGCATGTTCATCCCAAAGTTCGTCTATATCACCCCAAACATCTTCTATTTCTTCCGCGTTAGACTGCACATCACGTTTGAGATTGATGTTGTCCTCAATCGCCATGCGTGAGCCGATTTGACCTACCGTCTCTTCAAGACTGGCAATGGTAGCGGCCTGTTGGCTTACCCACCACACACCAGCGGCAAGTTGGACGGCCATAGCTGCCACGAGGGCTACAGGTAACTTTAGGTTTTCCATCACTTCCTCTTAAACAACGCCTGCGCACCCCGGACACCGAAGCTGGCGCTTATTGCGATACCTAACG